TCAACCCTTCCACTTGAACACATTTTAACTTGACTTTTAGCATTTGCTATTACCTTTTTCCCATCCAACTCAATAGTTTCGGTCGCTTTCATTCGGATGTTTCCTTTGGATCCGCCTCCACCAACTGCTATTAAATCAATATCAGTTCCTTGAAGTAATAGTCTTCCAGTTTTAGCAACGATACTTATATCTCCATTCCAAGTATGAATCATTAAGGTTTTTTCACCTTCAGATGAATCTTCACCAGAATCCATACCACAATCTATTGTTATTCTTCCCGGAGCAGTAATTTGAGTTGCCCCTTTTCTTGTAGCATCTTTATCAAGAACAATAGAATGTCTTCCATCAGATGCTTGAATGAGAACATCTGCTACACACTCACCCTGTTTATGAATATGACCAAAGGTTATTGATCCATGGTCATTTCCATACCTAATAGCAGTATAATTTTGCTTAGCTGTATTATTTTTTGAAATATTATCCGCTAAAAGTTCTTCTCTACCTGCCTTGGGGGTTGTTGCTAATTTTGTGTTATTGGTGTTTGGAGCAGTTGCCATTTGAAATGAATTTTAATATTACTATTTAACCACTTTAAATAAGGTTCTGTGGAGTTCCTGGAATATTAAGAGTTGGATCGTTACTTGTAATATCAGTACCAGATCTCTGAATTGCACTTGGAACTGTTGTGACTTCTCTAGTGATGCTTTCTTGTAGTGTGTCGTAAACACGAATTGGAGTTCCAATTGTCTTATAATATCCAGCAAACCTGACTCCGTTCTCATAGAAAACAGCACCATAGTATGCTCTACCATTAACATAACCAGTCTGCTTAAGACCAACAAGATCAGTAACCTGAATGAGATCAGTAACCTGAATGATTTCTTCTGGTTGGGGCAGTGGATCTCTTATAACTCTGAAGACTGGCCTAAACGATGCATTTACACCAGTCGTTGATGGCATCGTGATAGATGGATATGAAGTGTAACCAGTTGTTGGAGTAACCTGGACACTTTGAATTCTACCAAAAGAATCGCAAGTGTAAGTTGGATTAGCTCCCAAATCAGGCACTATTTGTATTTGGTCAACTCCACAATTGTAATTAATGCCAGGATTTTCTACAACTACCTCAGATAATTGAAGCAAAACAGGGTATCCACCAGCAGTTGGAGATGGTGCAATATATCCATTTCCAGGATCTTCTACAACAACATCAACAACTACTCCAGTACCACCAGTTTTTATAATACAGGGAGGTGGGATTAAAATTGCCGATATTGCCATGGGATTATCTACCCAATCAGCAGCAACATTTTCAGATAAAACTGTTATGTCTCTTTCAATCGTAAGAGATACTCCCATTGGATTGGTTTCAAAAATATCAATACCATCAGCAAAGTTTTGTAGTTCTATAGCAAGATCATATGTCCCTGCCGTAAAATTGACGTTGATTACAGTAGGATCATCACTTAGAAAATCAGAACTTCTTGCAATTTCAACTCCATTTGATTTCAAAACTGCTTCATTATCAGCAGCAAGTTTGATTTGATAAGTTCCAGTTTCTGGAAAAGAAACACCTTTCCAAACTAACACAAATACACCATTTATATTACTATCTGGTTGATTAATTTCATCAAAGACATTTGGAGATATTGAATACTCATTCATAAAATCTCCCCACCCAGTTCCATCAACTCCTCCAGTCGTAAGGTTGAATGGGAACAAAGGTGGTCCAACATATGTCACGCCATTTCTTGTCTCAGTCACTGGATCAAGACGAGGTGCATCAGAAACAGGAATTTCAAAAGTTATATCAAAGGTATCTCTACTATCGCTGATGGACCTTTTATTAGAACTGGTAAACAAACCTTCAGTAACTTCAACAACAAAATCATTATTATCATTTGCACCATCAATATAATCTGCAAAAATTTTATTTGATGGATCTTGAGTTTCAGAACTCCCAGACAACAATCCTTGCTCATTAGTAGCATTTCCACCAGAAACAACTTTATACTTCTTACCAACTTTGATTGTCCTAACTTCAGTATACGAAGAAAATCCCTCACTTGGACTTAACAGCGTAAAAGTATCAGATCCATCTTCTGCTATAAAAGTGAAAGAAAGACTAGTTTGACTATCATTTGAAACATTAAAGAATACTTCAACAGATTCTGCAATTCCACCATCAACGTTTCTCCAATCTTTTGTGCTAAAGATTTTTTGTTTGACCAAAGATGAAGAAATCTGAGCATAATTAGAAACTTGAACATCAATTTTATGAGTTCCTGCTTCTAAAAATACTTGAGTAACTTCTGGAGTTTCTGTCGCATATGATTGTGCTTTAGCAACTTGAATCCCATCAATAAGAACTCTACCAGCATTATCTGCAGTTGCTTGAACACCATAGAATCCTCTAAACGGAAGTTCAACATTCCAACTATTTGAAAATTGAATTCCAGATGCATCACTTCCAAAAGTTTCCAATGGAGGAACTGGGGAAAGTGCATAGCGATTCATAAAATCACTCCAGGCTTCCCTCTCACTATAGTTTACAGGGAACCACTGATTTTGATATCCAGGAAATCTTGTACTCCATATTGGATTTGGTGGACAAGGCCCAGAAACTGGAGGAATTTCTTGTGGTATTGCTCTGGGTGGTTGTTCAATTACCAGGGCAAATCCCATTGGATTTTGATTCCAGGATAAACTGGATTGCACCTTTTCCTTTGTAAAGGAGACATTGATATTAACAGCGATAGACATTGGATTGCCATCACCAAGTCCTCTAGTGGTTCCTCCAGGAATTTGATAAAGTTCTGCTACTATATCATATGTTCCTGCAGTAAAATAATAAGCACCAGTTAAGTCTGCATTCGGAACACCTGGACTTCTAAAGCCCCTATGCTCAATAACAACACCACCAATCGTAAGAGTAGCATCGTCGTCAGATGCTAATTCAATAATATAATCCCCATTTACTGGGAAAGTAACTCCACTCCAAACAATTTTATGAGTTCCAGGATAACTATCAGTTTTAGCTTGCTGTGTAGTAGCATCAAAAGGAGCAACTCCATAACTGTTCAAAAGAGTTGAAATACTACTTACGTTAGAAGCAGTTCTCCAAAGAGTTCTATCTGCTCTATCAATGTAATCAACTGTATTGAAAACGTTTTGAGTTTCGAAAGAATTTAACTGGGAAGAAACTTCTTCTGTCTGAGGTTGATCAACCAATTCTGCACCAACTATGGCAACGAAGAAATCATCTTTTCCTTCAGCAATATTGTCACCAGTATATGCAACAATTTCTATACCTCTATCAACTTCTGTTGCTCGACCTTCAACAATTGCTAATCGATCACCACCAGTTTGAACAATTGGCCCATGAAGAACTCCCCCAGGAACACCATATGTTCCACTATCATTTGAAACATCCTTTATATCTTTAAAAATGAGTTCAGCAAACTCAATCGTATGATCTCTACCAGCACCACCCTGAGAAATTGCATAGGTACTAAATGTAACATTCACTGTAGATTGTGGAAAGGATGTTAGATCCAAATATATTTCACCATCTTTTTTAATAAAGAAAGCAGATCCTGGAGTTATTGTTTGAACTTCATAGATTGGAGCATTAAGTAAATCAACCCTTATTGTATGGATACCCTCCTGAATTTCTTTTGTTATAACTCCAATATTAAAATTTCTGGCAATTGAGTTAAGGTCCGAAACATAAAGATTATCAATGTATAATTTTCCTTTATTGTCGCAGAGAGTTCTGAAAACATAGTTACCAGTAGTTGGAAAATTTTCTTGCCACTCAAAAATAAAAATCTTTCCAGCATTATCTGTTCCAGGAACATCAGATGGAGCTACTGGAGAAATTGCATACTTGTTTAAAAAATCATTCCAACGAGGGGAGGTAGCATCGTTAGATGAAAAAGTTTCACTCTGAGAGGTTATACTCAGTGGTTTATTATCTCTTGTAGTCCACCAAGGATTTTTTAGAGACTGTTGAAACTCTAGAATATCAGTTAATATAGGATCTTCTCCAGGTATTGGGAGATATTTTGCAGGATCCCATTCACCAACATCTTGCCCATCTTGATCATAAACTCTACCATACTCAACAGTGTCACCTGGATATTCCTCATAAGTCTCAAATGGTGCTCCACCCTCTACAGTATCAGCAACAGTTCCCAATACTGATTGTAAAATAGCGCCATTTCCAATCTGACACTTGTCAACTGCCTTTGTTACAGGGGGATATTGATATCCAAATCCACCACTCACCAAGTCAACTGCAAGTAAAGCTCCATCAACACCAACGACAGGATTTCCGTATGCACCTATTCCACCACCACCAAAAAAGACTATTTCTGGAGAAGTACATTCTTCATAAGTCTGCAGTCCACCGCATTCATCAGTGGAAGAAACAGTATCATTTTCGGTTAGTTCATTAACTTCATTTATATTGAGATATTTTATATTGGTATCACCATCCACAAATATAAAAGTTGTTCCTGGATTACTTTTAGCATATGTATTGGCATCACGTATCGATACACCAGAAACGTATCCCCTAGTTGGATCGATGTATCCAACCTTAACATCAGTTTTAGTTTGAGGACCGAATTTAAAAGACATATCTTTTTCTTGCTGACCTTATTTATGCTGATGCTGAATTTTCCCCAACGGAAAATCCAGATACTAAGTCTGAAGTTGAAGAAGTTGGAACAGCATAAGGAGTTGTTGTTGGAGTAGTTGCCGTAGTGGTTGATGTTTGTGCTGCCTTATCCACGTTACTAGTAGTTGGTGCATCTTGTGCAGGAGCTGATGCACCACCATTAGCTATAGTATAATAATCAGCCGATGGACAACTTGGAGTAAGTTCACATCCTAAAATATTCAATGAAATATTTTCAAAAGAAAGAGCACCTGTTATGCTGCCAGTAATGTCACCAATTAATGATGATGCATCACTAATCACACCTGATATGTCACTTATTCCTCCCAACACGTCATCAAGGAAGGAAGAAACACTATCAAGAATATCAGTTGTTGTGCTTTCAATTTGATCCATATTTAATGCAATCAAATCACCAACTAACTGTTCTGTGGAACAACTTGGAACTGTTGGAGTTATGATAGTATTCTCATTCGTAGGTTCAGGAAGTGATTCTGGATCAGTACTTAAAGCTTCATCAAGAAGAGCTTGAACTTGTCCACACAGATCATTGGTAATCCCATTGTACAAACAAGTTAAAAGTTCAGTTATAATATCTTTGATGTCTATGTACAAATATCTCTGGTTCGGAAACATAAGTCCGACAGTAGGAGCAAGTGCTGCATTAATTTGTTTTAAAGAAAATTCAAATATTTTATCAAATACTATCTTCATATATTTTGCAATTTCACATGCAGCATTACTAATGATTGATTGTATGTCTGTTATATAACTTGATACTGCATCAATATAACTTTGAGCAGCGTTTAGATATTTGTCAATTTCTGCTGTAAGGTTTTCAAGTTCTGTTTGGATTGCTTTAAGAGCAGATCCAACAACATCACAAGGGCTCATTAAAATCATTTTCTTATTATAGTAATCATTCCTAGCAACATCCGCCGCACTCATTTCGTGAACAGCGTCTACATTTTCTTTTGTTGCTCCAGATGCAGCAGCACCTTGAGTTGCAGAAGTTGAAGTTGATGAAGGATTAGTAACAACTAACCCCTCCTGAGGAACTTTTATGTAAGGATCTTTATTTCCATCTGCAGGGGTCGCATGTCCACTTGTCGATGAAAAGTTTGCCTTATCTGTACCAATCTCTCCACCAAGAGCAGTCTGAGCATTACTACCAAGAACTCCCATAATAACAGGAACTTGTTGATCCTGCCCGTCAAGGAAGAAACCAAAAACAAAATTACCCTGTCTTAAATTAGCCGTTGCTCCTGCCTGCGCTTGACCACCACCACCAGTCACAGGATACATGACCTGAGCCCAAGGTAGTTGATCTGAAGAAATTGTAGTTTCTTCTCTATCGTGAAGACCTATAATCCTAACTTTACATCTTTTACCCCAACCAGGTATTTGATCTTTGGATTCAAACTTTCCAGCAAGTCCATTGTCTCGCCACGTTGAATCGCTGGCGATCTGACCAATCCACCAGTTAAAAGATCCGCCTAAAAATCCAGGATTAAAGAGTGTTCCACCTTCCATCAGTTATCAATCATCATAGATTTTACATTCTGCTGCATCTGGATGTTCATCACAATACATTTCAAATGCTGTTGGATCGTGTTCCTCATCTGGGTGATTGGATTGATACTTTTCAAGGTGTTCCAACTCATCCTCAACGTGGCGTCTCATTTGAGGAGATAGAGTTGGATCCTCTAACTTATCCTTGTCATCATTGATGTGTTGTCGAATGCTTCTGTCTGTCATTGTAAATTACTTGATGTGTGATTTCCAACCCTTCCAAAAGAATCTCTTGCAAGAATTAGTTTTGTGTAAGTTTCTTTTGGTGAAAGATAGTGACATAAGTCTGCTATAATATATAGACCCCCACTTTCTTTGTTTATTGTATCACTTTTTTCTTTATCTATTGGAGGAACATCAAGAAATACAACATCTCCAGCGTGTAATGAAAAATCTCCAGGTATTAAAACCTCACAAGTAGCAGCAAACAACTGATTATATCTCATCGTTGCTTGATTTAAAATCTGTTGTGGATTGAAATTAGGTTCTTTAGATTTTTCAATTTGTTGTTCCGTAGATCCTGAAGGTAATGTTCCCCTATCAATCAACATATATTGCGTTCTAGAAAATTCTTTATTTGCTCCTTCACGAACAAACTCATCATTTAATTTACAAAAATCTTTACCACCAAGTTTTAAAGATTCTTTATTTTTTTCTGAGACTGGATTTATAACTTCATAATAACAATTAAATGGATCGAAAACTATTGTACGGGTTGAGTATGCTCCCATCTCAAACTTTCTTTGAACATCAATTCTATTGTCTTTCTCATATTCAAGGGCTTTTATATCATACCCAGCAGGAATATTTTGACCTCTCGTATCTGGGGTTTGGTTATAAATGATTGACTTTTTTTGTTTTTGAGAGAATAACCCGTCAATTGATTTGAACTTAAATCCATCTGAAGTTTCAAAAAATAAATATCCAGCACTATAACCCAGCACTTGATTCTCTGCGGAAACTGATCTTTTAGATAACCAGTTTATTGAATAAAAAGGTTTCCAGTTATTACCAATGAAGTTATAATTATTAGAACATTCTTCTACCTCACAAGTTTTTTCAGAACCCAAAAAACTAGAACTTGAAAATATTGTTCTAACATAGTCAGATATCTTCCCATCAAATCTTTCATTCAATCTTACTTTATCATTCATTATAAGTTCTTTAGATGCCAAATCCAGTTGAACCATAGATTTAGTTGTTTGATCTGTAAAAGGAGTTACCTTTTTAACATATAGAGTTAGTTTTAAAGTATTGTCATTGTTGTCTGAAAATTTAAGAGAGACATTTTCACTTCCACAGATAGGTAATCCATCTACCGCTGTTTTATCATTAATAGCATTTCCAGAATCAACAAAAGTAACTTTGGCAGTAATAGCATCTTCCAGAATACTTTCAAAATATTCTAAAAGAACTGTTCCGCCAACAACACTAACAGTCTCTCCAGTTTTATTAGAACGAACATCAAGTTGTTCTATATTGGAGGGTTCTGCTGATTTTACTACTATTTTTCTTGACATTTTTT